ATGCCCATCCGAGATTGGAAGGCTGCTCTGACCCGGTTTACCATCGAGTTCGGAGATCGCATCTCCGATATTTGATGTCCGCCCCGTTTACACAAAATTCAGGACACGCCCGCGATCAGCCAGTAGCTTTGACCTTTTTGCGTATTCATTCGAGATTTCCTGCGTGATTTGAGATTGGGTCAACCGCACATCGGCGACGCGCTGCTCTTGCCTGGCCTGGGCCAGTGCGATCTTTTGCTTTTCGGCGTCCCAATCCTTCTGGACACGGGACTCGCCAACCTGCATCCCGCAAAGCAGCGCCATGGTCAAGAGAAGTGCGTCAAAGATGTGTGACCAGTTGGCCAGCAAGAATCGATTGAGCCAGTTCATGCCGCACCTCCGTCCAGAGACAGTAGGTTGTGCTGCTTGATCAAGCCAATGACCTTGTCCGCATAAGCCGGGTCGGTGGCATAGCCTGCCTGCGCCAGCGTCTTGGCAAACGCCTGGGCAGTGGTGCAAGCAAAGCAGGCCTTGTAGCGGGGGTTGCGCTTGAGGAACGTGGCGTGATCGTCGATGCTGGCCTGCCAACTCGGATACTTGCGCCAAAGGGCTGGCACCACCACCCACTGCCCCTTGATGAACTCCTTGGTGTTCAGGGTCAGGGTCTGACCGCGCCAGAGGCTATCAGCTTTGATGCCGAAGAGGTTGTTGCCGTTCCTCGCAAGGCCAGATTCTCCCCAGGCAGATTCAAGCGCGGCCTGCGCGATCGTGATGCTGGCAGGAACACCCGTGGCTTTGAATGACGCGACTGCGGCCGTGGTGAGCCGCATGATGAATTCACTGGGATTCACAGCATCCCCTTCACTTCCTTGGCCACCTCGTCGATCGAGTCATCCCGACGCTTGTCGATGAACGCAAAGGTCCAACGCACCATTGCCCACCCTGGCAGGCCACACGCAAAGATCAACCCACCCAAGGCACACAGCCCCATGGTTGAGAACGCCCAGTGGTGCAGTCCAAAGTGCTCGACGGTCATGGCGCCACCGCCGATGCTGGACACCACGGTGCTGATCAGCCCAACGGCCCACTCCCGTTTGTTGCGAGGTGGCGTCATCAACATGACCACCACTGCAGCCAGGGTGGCTCCACTGGCTGCCGCTGCGGCGGTTCCACCAAATGCTTTGTAGGCCACCGCTGCTCCGGCGACCCCGCTGCTTGTAGGTTCTGGCATTCGTTTCTCCAAAAGAAAAGCCGCCAGGGCGAACCATGGCGGCGGTTTAAAAACGGTACGGTCAGTTCAGGCTGCGACGACCGGGATCGGAAAGACCCTGGGCGGTCTATCTCGCGATGGTTTCACCTGCTCAGAAAATCCAAAGATGTCCTTGCGGTCATCTCGCAGCTCGCCTTCGATGTGAAATGGCACCAGCCCAGTGAGAAACTCGATACCGGCGGCAAAGATGGGCACTGCATCAGAGAAGGCGTTATCGCAGGACCGATCCCACAGGGGACCTTCCAAGAACATGCAGGAGCCTTGACAAATCTGCAGCATCGGGCAGCTCGGGCAGTTCTCTCTCTTACTCCAGTGCGTAGCGGTATTGAGCTTGACGGCAGCCAAGTCCGACACATGGCCGATGTGGTGGGGCTGGCCATTGGGCGCGGTGCTGGCCGCGCTCACGTTCTGGCAGGTCAGCACGTTGCCGCGCAGATCGACGGCGATGCTCTCCGTCTTGTCCATGCCGCACTTTTGGCCCAGGCTGGATGCCGGACGGCGGCTACGGATGGAGTTGACGAAGCTGGCCGTCTTGCTACTCACCGCCTGGACGTTTGCCGCTTGGCCGGTACGGATTTCGTGGAAGGCCAAATTTCGGTAGGCGTGCAGTTCACCTGGCCGCAGCGAATGGGCAATGCCTCCCTCGTCATAGGCGTCGACGAAGCTGCCCTCTCCGATGGGCACCGCTGGATCGCCGGTCAGCTCGATGAAAAAGCGCTGGATGGCCGCGCGCGATGCGTTCTCGCGGTTGACCATCGCGTTGAAGCTGATGCGCCGCTGTGGGGCAAGGCGAGCGTACAGCGCCATGATGGCGGCGCGCTGCTCGGGGTCCTGCAGCGGGTCGGGGCCACGCACAGGCTGGCCAGGACCATCGTGCGATATACCGACACTGAACCCCATGCGATCGAGCCAGTCGTTGATGTCATCGTTGAGCAGTGAGCCATTGGTGATGACGGACAGTTCAGCGTTGGGGAATTTGGACCTGATGGCCTCGGCCAGGGGGCGCATGGTCTTGATGTAGACCAGGGGCTCGCCACCCCAGAACTCGACCTTCTCGGGCGGACTCGTCACCCAGCTATCGAGGCCGTCGACGAAGGCCTGCACATCGCCGGGATTGGTCTCGTCAGCACGCGGTACAAAACGCTGCGAGCAGTATTCACACGCGTAGTTGCACGACAAGCCCAGGCTAATCTTGAGCATGCTCGGACTGGACTTGGCCAGCGGTGTCTGCTTGGAGACTGCGGGAGCATTTGCGCGTGCTGCGACTTCGACTGCCTGCACCAGTGACTCACCTGATTCGCTGGTCAGCTCGCTGGTAGCGTTGTCGTAGTGCAAGCGGGTGCGATGGCCATTGGCGGGGTTAAAGGCAGTGAGAATGAATTTGGCCATCAGACAGCTCCGTCGCGTGTAGCGAAGTAATCGGCCTGCGCTTGGCGCAGCGAAGTTTTGAAGGACATGACGCTCGCGACGGTTTGTTCGTCGGTCTTGCCAGCATTGGCGCTGGCATCGTCGATGATGTGCTGGACCTGCTCGACCAGCCCGATGGCCTCATGGCCAGGCACCAGCCCAGCCAGCTGAATGACCAGTGCGCTGAGCAGGTCTACCTGCTTCTCCAGGGAGGCCAGACTGTCAAGCGGGTTTATCTTGCGCAGGAGTTCGATCTTGGCCAGGTTGCGCGTCCCCAGCTTGTCGCTCCCCGGGAAGATGCCTGGCAGAACATCTCTTGGCTTGCCCGGTTGCACGACGTCAAATGGGCACTGGGCCATCAGGGCTTTTGTGATGCACAGGCAGGCCTCTTTGGCGCTGTCACCGAAATAGAACCAGCCCAGGCCATCTGTCAGGCCGTGCTGAGCCAGAATCGTGAGGCCATCGCGGCTGTCGACGTATTCACGCTGCGACACGATCCCGATGACCTCGTTTTCATACTGCTTCCCATACATCAGGAACTGCAGTTCGCCCTGCTTGAACAAGTGCTCCCCGATGTCGATGGATGCGGCAGCAAATGAAACGGTGTAGCCGTCTGCGGTCATCTCGACCCGCACGGCTTTGCTTTCGTCAACGCTGGTGCCGAAGGTAATGAGCTTCATGCGGCCTCCGCGAGCATTTCAAAGTGAAGTTCCACACCTGGGCGCTCGCCGTTGTACGGGAAGACAAAATGCGGCATGTGCGATGGGAAAACAAACGCATCGCCAGGCGCAGGCATTTCCATGTGGTTGATGTTGCCAAACACGCCACTTGCACGGCCGCCAAACAGCAGGTGTGGGTTGTGCAGGCAGAACATCCCCGAGTAGTCGCGCTTGGTGGGGTCAGGCTTGGCCGGGAAATCGAGCCAGAGCACACAGGAGATATCGGCATGTGGCTCGGTGTGAAACGGCAGGTGCTGGCCGTAGCGGAAGATGGATTCGCGTCCGACCATGCTGCTGACGTTGCACTTGAACTCGTCCTCGATGTGCCGTCGCAGACGACGGAAGATCGGTTTGAAGTACTCCGGATACATGAAGTCCAGGCTGTCGCGGTAGGTGCGCGAATATGGAACCTGGTGGTCGTTCAGGCGTTCATTGGCTTTGAGGGCCAGTTCTGATGCCTGAGCGACCTCCGAGGCACTCAGCAGCTTCTGAATGCGCAGCACCGGGGCCGGGAAGATCTTGTTCACTGTGCTCATGTGGCTCCCTGGTTTAGCAGTAGCAATCGCAGTTGCAATTGCAGTTGCAATTGAAGTTGTATTGGGTTCTCCGGACAGCAATCTGGCTGCCGTTGTCCACCAGTTCATCGCGGACAAAAGATGCACTGCCGCAGTTGGAAACTACAGATGTCGCGTTGTTGCTCACTGGACTGCAGTTTCCCGTGTTGCCCGGACAGTTGCCGATGAAACAGTTGGCGATGGTGCTGAAGAAGTAGTCGTGCAGCCAGCCGTAATTGGCGGTCCACATCTGGCCACTGTTGTTCATGTACATGTCCCAGTTGCCATCGGATTTCAGAAATCCCATGAGGCCCTGGTTGTGGTGCAAGAAACGCGTGCCCCAGTCCTGGTCCACCATGTCCAGGTAGTTGGCCGTACTGGAGATCTGTAGGCGCGGCACCGTGAGCGTGCCAGACATGGTGTCGCCCGTCTTGGCCACCCGGCTGGACAGATCGATCGGCACAGTGGAGTTGCCATTCGCATCTGGCCCATTGCCATTGACCGATCGCACAAAGGCCGTGGAGTCCAGGCCATCAAGCTTGTCGGCATCCGCCGCCTTGGCAGTGATGCCCAGGTAAGTGGCGTTGTGGTTGTGGCCCAGCGCGGCATAGGCCGCATCATGGTTGTGCCCGGCCAGCGCAAAGCCGGTCGAGTCAATTCCGTCGAGCAGGTCCGCATTGGCCACCTTGCCCACGGCGGCCGAAAGGTCGATGACCATCTTCCACGTGGCAGGACTGACCACGGTGAGGACATAGAGCTTTTGCTCATCGGTCCTGAAGCACGGCATGCCCTGCTGCAGGTTCACGGTCGGGAATGACGTCCCACTGGAGAGAGACAACGCCGTCTTGTCGTTGTTCAGGATCTGGGACAAGGAGTCCGAGAGCGTCGTGGAGGATGGGATTTCGGTGTAGTTCTGCATTTGGTTTCTTCAGTAACCCTGTGCGACCCAGGAGATGGCCCCGGTCACGCGTGTGCCAGAGGTGTTTTCAAGAACAGCGGTGAAGCCCGTGATGGAGACCGAACCCAGGATTCGGGGGACGGCGATGGTCGTGCCACCTTTGAAAGTCAGCGTGACTTCAGGTGCCACGCGGAACTGCCTGGTGAACACCACGGTCACGCCATTGGCGGCTGTGACCACCTGCGCCGTGCCCCGGTCAAACACATCAGGCACGTCCACCGTGACGCGCAGGCCATCGATGTAGCCCCTGTCCGCGTTGCTCGAAGTCAGGATCGCCCTGAAAAGTGCTCGCTGGTAGGTGTAGTCGCCTTGGATGAAATCCCGGAAGTTGGTGTACCCGGGCGGATGGCCCGACTCCAGGATGTCCATGAAGTCCTGCGCGGTGATCTCGGTGCTGGCCACGATCATGTCGCTGATCACCCCATTGGCCCGGCGCCGGTACTGCTCGGCCAGGCTCAGGGCTTCACTGAGCTTCAGGGTCTGGGCCCGGCGCAGCGCCTCGGCGATGGCAAAGCCTTCGCTTATGGCCAACCGATAAGCAACCGTTCGGCCCAGGCTTTCAGCAAACGAGAAGGCTTCGGCCACCCGTTTGACCTGCGAGCGGGCCAGCGCATCACTCATGCCAAAGCTTTCGCCTTGCGGCTTGGTCATGGCCTTGGCTGACTTTTCTGCAAAGCTCAGGTTTTCTGCGACGCGAAGGATGTAGGCAATGAGGTCCGTGTAGGTCTCGGCCAGCGCCAGCGTTTCGTACTTGCGCAGGGCCAGTTGCCGCGCCAGCCCTTCGGCCACCTGAAACACCTCAAACACTGCCTTGGTGCCGGAGCGGGCGTACTTCTCCGAGAAGGTCAGCGACTCCACGAAACGCAGCACGAAGGCGATCAGGTCGGTGTAGGTCTCCACGAAGTTCAAGGTCTCGAACTTGCTGAGGGTCACCGCCCGACTGGGCTTTTCTGCAAAGGCCAGGGTCTCTGAACTTCGCTTGATGCCCAGTTTCTGAACCAGCTCGGCAAAACTCAGGTCCGTGGCCACGCTCAGGGCGTAGACGGCAGGGTAAGCCGTTGACCAGTTCTTGCCTGCCGTGGCACTCCCCCAGGTGAACGTGCCTGAGGACCAGCTGTAATTGGGCCCCGGGGAGCTGGAGACGTTGACGGTCTCGGCCATCTCAGGCGCCCGATCAGCTCATGGTGAAGGTAAAGACGGCCGTGAGGCTGTCGTCCACCCCCTTGTTCACCACCGGGAAGACCACCCGGTCGAACATGATGCCTGCCGTGGCAGCATTGAAAACGCCCGCTTCCGTGAGTGCCCCGGTGGCGTCGCCCGCCGCGTAGCTGGCCGTGAAGGTGAACACCTTGGTGCCAGCAGTGTGGGCGTAAGTGGCCGCGTTGCGCTTGATTTCGGTGACCAGTGCGGTCTGCGTTGCGGCAGCAGCGGTGGTGCCAGTGCCCACTGCGATCCAGCCCATGACGCCAGGTCGGCTGCCCGAGTTGCCAATCGCGTCGGCCACGAAGTCAAAGCCGCCGTTGACGATGATGTTGTCCTTGTGGACCACTTCGACCTCGCCCGTGGGCTTGGCCAGCACCAGCGTAATCGAGCCTTTGATGCTCATGCCCTCTTCCATCATGGGTCATTCCCTTTCTTTGGGGTTTGCAAATGAAATGGGCGCCACACCTTGCGATGCAGCGCCCGTGTTTGGGGGATTCCCCGTTCAATAAAGCTTGAGTGCCGTGTACCCGGCTGTGGGTGCCAATGCTTTGCTGGCGCATTGCACCTCACCGCCCATCTTTCCGACAAAGAGCCTGCGCTCGGTGGCCGTCTGGCACACGCCCAGGCAGATCCGGTCGCTGACGTTCACGGGGTATGGCACCACGATCCGGTTGAAGAGCTGGTCCTCCAGGAAGAACGAGCCCGTGACCGCATCAAAGCCGACCAGCAGGCTCACCCCGACACCAGTGGCTGTCCAGATGACCGAGGTGGTGATCTGGTTGGAGATGAACCAGAAGCTCACATGGAAGATGCCGGGGATACTCACGGCCCAGGAAACCCGGGTCGTGTCCTTGACCAGCACCCCGCTGCCGTAGCGCCCATCGCCATAGCTCACGCCAACGGCCTCACCACTACCCGGGCTTCCATACCCCGATAGCGCCCCGTTGAGGCGCCAGCCATAGAGCTCTCCGGCCTGCAGCGCATCCTCACGCGCCATCTGAAACCGGGCCTCGATGCTCTTGAGTGCACCGTCATAGGTCCACTGCCGCTTGGCCGCATTGCTGCTCCAGATGTAGTTGGCCGTCGACCAGGTCTCCCGGTCGTCCAAAGTGGCCCCGATGCTGGCCAGCAACGTGTTCTGCGCCCGGTAGCTGGTCGGTAGACTCACCTCGAAGAGGTACTCAGACTGCGCCACCCCACTGTCCATGCGAAGCACATCCTCACTGTTGACCGACTCGACCGAGGCAAAGTGCTTCACCCCGGGGAACCGGGTGGCCTGGGCATCGATGGTGACCAGCAGGTTGGCGTTTTGCGGCTGGGCCACCACGGTAGAGACAAAGGTGGCCTCATCGGAATAGATGCCGGGCGATGCGATCGCCTTGATCCAGAAACTGCGCTCACCATCAAAACCCGAGGGCAGTGTGAAGCTGCTGGACTTGACCTCGGCAATGAAGATCGATGTGTCCCAGGCCGTGCCTTCGCGCAGCTCGTAGGCCACTACCTCGGGCTCGGCATTGGGCAGCCACCGAAACTCCAGCCGGTTGGCCGACTGCACCACATCGAACTGCCGCACCGCAGCAGGCGCCAGCAGAGTCAACAGAAAAGTGGTGACATGCTGGCTGTACTTGCCAGAGGTGTCGAAGGCCCGGATGAAGTAGTTGTACTGGCCCGATTCGCTCTGGTCATGTACGAGCTGGGTGCCAGCGGTCTGCCCAACCAGAGTGCCAGCATCCCAGCCGGTGCCAACGCGAACCTCGTACCCGGCCAGGTCGGCATCGGTGTTGGCGCTCCAGCTCAGCAGTAGATCGGTCGTGCGGCGTAGGACCACAAAGTCCTGCACATCGTCCGGGGGCTGCAACTTGCCCAGGATGGCCTGGCTCAGGGTGGCCGAGGTTCCGAGCTTGCCGGACACGCCCACCGCCCTCACCGTGAACACATAGTCCCCGGCCTCTGCGTTACGAATCTCCAGATAGGTGCTGGAGACGCGGGGCAAGGTGATGGTATTGCCACCATTGACCCGGTAGCTCACCTGGTACTCCAGCGCGCCGAAGACCTGCTCCCAGCCCACCTGGATGAGCACGAGGGCCTGGTCCTTGACTCGGTACAGGCTCTCGGTGACCACCAAGCCCGTGGGCGCTGCAGGCGTGCTCGAAAGCACTGTGATGTCTCGCGGCTGCAGGGCCAGACCCTGCTCGATCGCACCGTACTTGTCAGGGTTGTGGGCCAACGCCGTCACTTCGTGGATGCCCGGCTCGCTCTCGGCAACCTGAACCACCCTGAACAGTTGGACTTCCACCTGCGTGGAGGCCAGCACCCAGATGGCACCCGCCTGAGGCGCTGTGGAAAATGCACTGGTCACACCAACCGCGCGTCCAGAGAGGGATCCGACTTGGCGTTCCTCCACCGCACCCGTGGGCAGCAGCACAGAGATGCGCCACGAACCGGCGGGAAGGTCCTGATCCAGCGTGACGCTCACCGTGGTTGCCGCAGCGATGCGTCCACCCAAGCGTAGGCCACTCCGGCTGCTGTCTGCAACCTTGATGACATCGCCGGGACGAACAACAGCGCCTTCCAGCCCTGTGCGGAAGGTGATGATTTCCGATTCGGACTGCTCGGAGTACAGCAGCCACTTGCCCACCCGGTTGGCCTGGCCACGGGAGGTGCAGCCCATGGCCACCACATCGGCCTGCACCACACCATAGCGTGCAATGCCCGCCATGTCCTCGACGTATTCCACCTTCTGGCGGTAGAAATCATCGGGGTCCACCCAGCTAACCAGAGCCACGGTGTGCCTAGCCCTGGCGGATGAACCTTGGTAGGCGAACTCGCCACCGATGACGTTGGCGGCCGTGAACTGGTAGACCGCATCCTGCGGCGCGTCCTGGGTCACGGTGATGGCCCCCCCCGACCAGTAAGCCATGCCCCGAAAGATCGAGGCCATGTCTTGCACCACCTTGTAGGCCTGCTCGCGGCTTTGCAGGTACAGGTTACAGGTGAAGCGCGGCTCATAGCCGCCCAGCCCATTGGGCACAAGCTCATCACAGTAGCGGGCTACCCGGTACAGCGCCCACTTGTCCACCTGCGACTCGGGGATGAAGCTGCCCAGCCCGTAGCGGGTGCTGGTCACCAGGTCATAGAAACACCAGGCCGGGTTGTCCGTCCAGGCCACCTTGAAGGTTCCGTCCCAAACCCCGGCATACGAGCGGGTCTCGGGAAAGTAGTTCGAGGGAATGCGAACGCGCAGGAGTTTGAGGTCATAGCTGCGCCGAGGGATCGAGGTGAACTGTGAGGCATCCACCCGCAGGGCCATCAAGGCGCTGTTGGGGTAGCGCAGCTTGCTCTCGATAACCTCGGTGTAGGACTCCAGAAACGTCTTGTTCTGCAGGCTGGTCTGCGTTGAATCGGCAGTGATGCGGCGAAGGCGCACATCCCAGGGACCGGTGCCAGTTAAAGGGATGTAGTAACTGCGCTGGTAGCGTGAGGTGGTCTTGCCGGACACCGTGTCGGCCAGAATCTGGACATACCCGGCTCCGTGCGCCTGCACGTCGATCGCGTAGCTGACCGAGGTGCCGTTGAGGTCTCCGTTGGTGGTGTCTTGCAGCGTCAGGGTCGGGATGCTGACCTTGATGCGCACGGCATCAACATCCGGGTCGTTGATGGTTCGCACCACCGGCTGGTTGGCCTTGCATTCCACCCCCACGGCCACCTCGTTTTCTACCGAGGAGAAGCCAGGGATGTAGCTTTGCTGCTGGGTGCCGGGTCGGGTTTCGAGCGTGACCCCCGTGAAGTTGTAGCTGCCGTCCGGGTTCTGGATCGGGGTGTCGTCGAGGTATACCGACTGCAGGCCAGCAGCCAACCCTTCGATCTCACCTTCGCAGACCAGATCCACCACTCGGGCGTAGGCCTTGGAGCGCAGGCTGTCCGGAGCTTCCTGGGCCACACGGGCGCTACCGCCTCCACCCTTGCCGCCACCGCCTGAGCCAATGATCAATCCAGACTCAGGGGTGTTCATACTGCGATCTCGTCCACATCAATTCCCGCGCTGATCACGGCCGAGCCGACGATGAGGCGGCCGTAACCCACGGGTACGGGATGGCCCTGCGCCGTGGTGTTGACCGCCCCGTTGAAAACATAACTGGGCTGGTTGCCTGGCCGCTCGGATGGATCCTGCGCCTTGGCCGTTGGAGCAATCATCTGGGCCACACCACCCAAAATCATCGAAGTGCCCACCGAATACAGCGTGGCCTGAGACAGGAACGAGCCTGCTGCGGCCCAGCCCATCGGGTTCCACCAGGACACCGCGATCAAGGCAGCGCCCAGGAGGATCTGGCCCAGACCGTTGCCTCCTGCCCCGGATACGACCGGGGCGATGGTGATGCGTTGCTGGCCACTGGGCTCGTGCAACTGGTCCAGGCTAAGGGCGTCACGCCCGGCTAACACCCGGTAGCCCACCCCACGTTCGCCCGAGGCAACCAGTTCTCGCTCGAAGCCGGGGAAGTTGGCGCACAGGGCGCGCACAGCCTCAGCGGCTGAGGCCACTGCCATCCTGTGGCGTCGCCCGAAGCGCTTGCCCAGTTCACCGAGTAAAAGAATCGTGACCATTCAGAAGTTGATGTCTTAGGGTGTGGGTGGTGATCTTTTGCCAGTAGCCGCCATAGACATCGCGACTGGACAGCCTGCCCTGCAGGTGATGCAAGATGAGTTCGTCGCCCAGGTAAATGGCAGCGTGATTCGGTACAGGCGATGCAACCTGCATCAGCAGGACATCGCCCGGATTCATGTCGGAGGCCTCCACCACGTGGAAACCCGCGCCAGCGAAGTTGTCCATGTACAGATTCCCGCCGCGCTTCCACCACTCGTCAAAGCGTGCGAAATCGGGCAGGTCAATGCCGCGCTCCTGGGCGTACCAGTCCCGGATCAGCGAGTAGCAATCGAGCACGCCATGCGCCCATTCACGGCCGACCAGCGGGGCGACATAGCCTTGCGGCTGCAACTCGGTCCAATGCGCAGCCGGGAAACTCACGATGAACCAGGGCAGCGCCGTGGCTTCACAGGCCACACGGTCAGCCTGGCTGGGGTCAGGACGCAGATTGGGGTGGGAATGAAACACCCCCACGATCTCGCCAAGTTGGTCGGCGCGCACATAGTCCTCGGGGTGGATCACAAACTGATCGGTCCCCACGCCGATGTTTCGGCACGGGACATAGGTCTCCCGGCCCTTGTGAATGACGAGCAGACCACATGCCTCGCGGGGAAACTCCCGAGCAGCGTGGGACAGCGCCAGCGTCTGGTTGGTCTCGAGCATCACCGGATCAACCCCGCTGCAGGAAACCCGCCAAAGGGCAACTCGGCGTTCGCCCCGAAGCGCTTCTGACAGGACATCAGACGTTTGCCACAAGCATCCTGCGCTCGTGAGCTCACGGTTTCGTCATTGGCATTGAAGTAAGCAGTGCCGGTGTAACCACATTCAGAGCCACGGTAGAGCCAGGGGCAGACGTTTTGCACGATCTGTCGCCGGGGCAGAGACACCCCTTCCAGATCAAAAGCGGCCGCCAGCTCAAACTCGACCACATCCCGGGTTTCACGCGACTTGCGGTCAATGAAATACACATCGTCGGCAAATTCAGCCGTGGCGTCCGCTGTCGGATTGGCCCCAGAGATAAAGTTCACCGCATCCAGATACTTCAGGAGCGTGCGCTTTCTGGTGACTTTAGCCCCCACGAGGTCCTGGTAGGACAGGATGAGCGCGGTGATGCTGCCTGTGACGTTGGCCACCTTGAGCTTGGGGCGCGGCACCTGACCGTTGCCGTTGAACTCGAAGCCTTCGGCTTGAATGGGAAACGGCTCGTAGGTGTTGCCCTGCCAGACCACCTGACGGCGCAGCTCATTGGTACCCGCGTGAAACCGAACCACCCCCTCGTTGAAGAGAGACAGGTCCAGCACAAAGAGCTCGATGACCGCGCTCGGGGCCAGCTTCTGAATTTCTGAGGTGATGGCTTGGCTGGTCATGAAAGATCAAACACCTGCCGGAAGTTGGCGTGGATGTTTTCCAGATTGGGTTCTTCGATGCTTCGGCTCCATTCCTCACAGAGGAACTTGCCCGTGATACCGCTCGGGGTGGTCCAGTCAAAGGACTGCACCGCACCCCGTGCGCGTAAAAAGTTGTCGATCGCAGCAGCGTCTACCGTGGACTTGCCCCGAAACTCGAGCGACCAGACCTCCGGCTGCGTGTTGATGCCGTAGGCCAGGCGCTGCTCGTAGCCATCCCCAAAGGAAACCTTGCGGACATTGGGTTTAACGGTGAGTGATGCCCCGATCGAGGCGATCCAAGTGAATGTCGCCATGGAAATCCTTCAATGCGTCACTGCCGACGCGGGTCCAGCAGGCCACCGGCCCGCTTCTGGTTGAGCAATTCCTGACGCACCGCACTGGAAATCGCCCTGCCCAGTTCCTTGCCTTCGCCCGCATTGGTAGTCACCCCGCCCTCGACCACATTGACCGAAACGTTGAAAACGTCCCCGCCCCCAGATTGGGACTGGTTCATGGTCACGGGGATCGAACGGCCGTCTGGCAGCGGCACATAGGCTTCGGCCATGGATCCCTCGCCAAAGACCGCCAACTGCGGTGTGGTGGCCACTCCGCCACTGGCATACGCCCGCAGCGGTAAGGGACCGGTCGAGGTCATGACCCCGCCATCGGCAAATCCAAACAGACTGCCCAGCGCCTTAGCCATAGGAAGGGTGACCGCGCGCTGGATCTGGATGCGAATCAGGTCCGAGATGATGGAGGTGGCAAGCGACTTGAAGTCCAGCTTGCCGGTCATCACGAAATTGGTGAGTGCGTCCGTCATGCCGTTGAAAGCCTTGGTGGTCACCGCCTCCATCTGCTTGCCCACCTGCTCGGTTTCCTCGCCGAGCGTGCGGAGTGCTTTGGCAAACCCAGCGCCTGGGTCTGACAACTCCAGCGCTCGTTGACCCAGTAGCTTCGCGCCATCGGCCGCCTGACGGGCAGCTTCCTCAATGCGTCGGAAGGATTCGGCCAACTTGTCATTGCCCGGGGTGGCTTCCACCAGTTCCCGAGCCTTGGACGCGAAGTCGGCCAGCTCATCCGCACTGGACTTTCGCGCAGCCGACAGACGGCGCAAGGCGTCGATCTCGCTGATCGAGCCCGTCTCACGCAGGACCTTGATCTGTTCCTCGGTCGAGCGCAGCTGTCCCTGACTCCTGGCCACCTGCTCCTGCAAGTCCTTGAGCGTTTCGCCCGGCAGCTTGATCTCGCGCTCGAGGTTCGACTGCTGCGCCTCGCGCTCGAGCCTTTCACGACGCAAGGTGATCTCTGTGAGCTTGTCCTGGAGCTTCAATTTGTCCTGGGTGGTCTTGGCCACAGTGGCCAAGCCCCGTTTCAGGATCGATTCTTCCTGCGCATACAACTCGCCAAGACGGTCCGTGAATTCCTGCTGAGCGTTCAGCCGTGCCTCGCTGGCTTCCTTGTAGCTGATGTAGCCCTGCCCCTCGTACAGATCGATGATCTTTTGCCGGTCCTTCAGGAGGCCCGTCTCGACATCCGTCAGCCCTTGCAGCTGCTTGATGTCACTCTCGATCTTGGCCATGGCCGCAGCAGTGAGTGCGCCAGTGGCTGAGTTGTAGTTGAGCTTCGGTTTAGCTGCTTCACCTGCTGCTTCTGTCTCACCCCGGTTGATGGCGTCGAACCGTTCCTTGACCGCATCGGCCAAGAGCGGCATCTTCCACAAGTCAACGTAGGTCTGGTTGGCCTTCTCGACAATCGCATTGCGCTTTTCCAATGCGGTCTTGAGGATTGCCTGGTTCTCTTCAGAAAACGGGTTTAGCCCTTTGCCACCAGCGAGGAACGTGCCTAGCAATTCGATGTCGGCCCATACCGCCTCAAAACTGCCAGTGACCGCTTTGGTCATCTGAATCACGGCACGCAGCGCATCGATCACGACAGCCATGCCATAGGCCGCATCTTGAGCCCAGGTCTTAAGCGTGCCGTCATCCCGCAGCTTGACCATGGCATCGGCCGTGTTATGCGTGCCCAGCATCACAGCTTTGAGCTCACTGACTAACTCTTCAAGGGCAGGCAGTGCCGCCGTCACGATGGTCTGTGCCACAAAGTTGTGCTCGGCCCGCATACGGCCCAGTGCCTTGGAGGCTTTTTCGGCCGACTCGATCTCGGCCTCGGTGAGCCGGATATTCAGGTCCTGGTTGGCAGCCAGGTCCTTAAGGAAGGGCAGCAAGCCAGCACCTGACTTGCCGAACAGTTCGAGCGCAATAGCCGTCTTGCCCGCCCCGTCCTCAAAGTTGGACAGTTTCAGGGCAATGTCGTTCATGACCTCGGCAGGATCGCGCAGGTTTCCACCCGCATCCTTGGCCTTGATACCCAGAAACTGCAGGGCCTGCGAGGCGCCCTTGGTTTCATCATCGACTCCTGCCAGCCCCTTGGAGAGCTTGGTCAGGCCCACCCCGATCTGTTCCATGGCCACACCAGAAATGGTGGCCACGGGTGCAAAACCTGACAGGGCCGTGGCGCTCGCCCCGGTCTGCTCGGCCAGATCCTGCAGAGCAGCCACCGTTTCCAGCGTGTGCATGACCAGCTCTTTGAGCGCGCCCACCGATTCCACGCCAATGGCGATGGCAAAGGTGGTTTTGGCGACTTCTGCGACTTTCTCAAGGGAGCCACGCATGGATTCAGCGTGACGCTCCAAAAGCAGCGCACTCTTGCCCAAATCCTCCCGGAAATCGGCCGTTTCCGCTGCGAGTTTGATCACCAGAGAGCCGATATCAGCCATGTTGCTTGCCTACCTTATGCGCGAACTTTGTGCGCGAACATGGCCTTGAATCGGGCCACATTGAGCTGGGTTTCATCTTGAGGTTGTTGGGGTTTCGGCTTTTCGAGGAATGGCATGAAGTCCTCAGGCTTGAATGGCCCCGCATCCTTGGCCCGGTGGGCATTTGCAAACGTGGAGGCAACCACACCCGATCTGTAATCGGCCCGGTAGTCCCCAAAGGGCTCGAGCTGGTAGTACGCCATCCACTCGGTCAGCTCGTCCGAGCCCATCGATGCGAGCATCTCGCGCACCGGCAGGCCCAAAGCCAGCGCCAGCCGGAACACAAAGCGCCGCGAGGGATGGGCGATCAGTCGTTTTTTGCAGCGTCCACCTGATCGGCGCCAATGCCGTTCAAGCGCTGAGACACAGCAAACACACGGTCCAGTGCCTTGGCACTCTTGCCGCCGAGAGCTGCGATGTCACCATCGCTGAAAAGGCGGCTGCCAGTCTCATCGCACAGGGTGAGCGAGACCAGGCGGGCACGGACGTTCTCCAACCGGCCCTCTTTGCCAATCAAGCTGGCCTCAAAGGCGTCGCGGTCGGTACCGGTCATGGTGCGAACCTGCACCTCACCGCCCCACTCAGGGACTTGGACAGTTTCACGGGGCAGATCGTCACTCTGCAGGATTTGTTCACGGGTCAACATGGGGATATCTCTCTTTAAGCTTCGGTGATGTCGCCATCGATTTCGATGGTCACGGAGGCCTGCACCACCGCGTCCACGCCGCCTTGCACGCTGAAGTGCGTGACATAGCCGTAGAAGGTCCAGGTGGCAGGGTTGGTGTCGGTAAATGTGATCTTGAACTGGCGACGCACGCGGTTGGCGCGGTCGGTTCTCAGGCCCTGATGGACCAGATCGTCGGGGTTGTAGTGCAGGGTCAGAGACAACTGACCCTCGTCACGCAGGCCCACGCGCTTTTCCTTAGCGGTGGAGGCCAGGTTCGTGACGTCGATCACGGCGGCCTGCCCGCCAGGCCCCTGAAACGAGACCACGTTGGGGATGGTTTCAAAGGCGGTGGTGCCAAACCGGGCAATGGCAATGCCCTGCGCGGTAATTGCGGTGCTGCTCATGCATATGCTCCTTGTTTTACGGTGAACCCACCGGCCGGTGGTAGGTGTAGTCCACGCTCACCCGGTACAGCCGGGCCTGATTTTCAAATTCGGACAGCCCCATGCGCACATCTGCGACGGTGCTCTTGTCTGCCAGCAGCGCAGCCAGGACTTGGTCTTGCAGGTGCAAGGCCTCCTGGTACGTTCTGGCATAGGTGTCGACCTGCACGCGCACGCGCTGCAAGCCATGCGGCCCATCAATGCCGAAGATGTGCTCCTGCACGATGGGCGTGTAGACGATGGCTGGGTACTGGGTGTTTTCTGCAGCGACAAGCGCGTAGACCTCACCACCGGCCAAATCCTTGATGGCATCAAAGAAGTCCTGCATGGCTATTTCCTGTAGAGGTTCTTGGCTTCCTGCTCAATGCGCTCACTCAGCCGGTCCTTCATGGCCTGCACCGCTTCGCGCCGCTTGGCTTCCAGGGCTGGCCGAAGGAATGGCCGCGCGCGCATCTTGCGAGTGCCAAACTCCACAAAGCGCCAGTACCAGGCATCCTGAGACAGGTTGCCCTTCTTGCCTTGCTTGCGGAACTTCTTACCGTGTCGCACCGTCACGAAGAAGGTTTGGCGCGTGAGGCTGGAGAGTTCAGGGATCTGCTTCATGATCACCGAGCGCTTGAGCGTTCCGGGTGGTGGCTGGTTGGGCCCCAGGACCTCGGCCGCCTTTGGGGCTCTAATGCGGGCTTCATCGCGGATGACTTTGGCTCCGGCATAAACCGAAACGCGCAGGCCGTTCTTCGCCACCCGGTCGGGCAATTCGCGCAGGGCTTTGGCCAATTCAGCCAGCCCCTCGACCTTGAAGCGTTCATGTTTAGCCATCGTCCAGCCCCTCGCTGGCCAGCAGGACAACCAGGACGCGTTTCTCGTCCTCGTTCAGGGCCGAATGGATGTTGAAGATCCGCGACCGGTAGAGCACCCGGTACTGGGCGACTTGCTGAGGGTTGTCAAAGATGCTCTGGTAGCGCACCGTGATCTGGTGCGTGAGTTCGGCCGAGATGCGACTGGCGATCGCGGCTTCACGGCCAGACAGGGGCTGGATATCGGCCCACACGGTGGCCACATCGATCCAGGTCCGACTGGGTGCGCCCAGACTGTCTTTCACGGTGCTGGGGCGCTGAATCTTGATGCGTCGGCCCAGCGTTCCGGCTCCGATGGGGTTCATATCAGGGGTACCTTGTAGGGATCGAGCAGGCCATCGATGAAGGGCAGCGGATCAATACGCCCTCGAGTCATGGATGCCACCTCCTCGCGGTGAACGTAAAGAGAGCCCACGCGCAGCTTGATCCAGGTCTTGATGCCCTCGGGCACCGCTGCGGCGCTCCCGTATCCGGCATCGAAGATCACGCTCACGGCCCCGATCTGGGGCAGAGAAATCGGCCAAATCTGCCCGAACACCGGGGTAATGCGCGCGGGCTCGCAGGCGTTGTCGACGGTGTAGTTGGCTGCTGGCATGGTCTGCCAGAGGCCTGCCATGTCGAGATAGCGGATCTCCACCACCGACGCCAATGGCGACTTGGGCAGCAAAACAGCATGCCCGGGCAGCGTGAAGGTCTGCCCTGCGGGCACCCCCATCAGGCTGGGTCCGGGAAAGCTGTCGAGCACCATCCGCCAGCGCGCGGTGACGAATTGCCGGTTGGTCAGGGTCTCGGCCGCCTGGCGTGCCGCCGAGATCAGGACCTGTATCAGGCTGTCGTCGTCATCGAAGTCCACCCGCAGGTGGAGCTTGGCCTCGGCAAGCGAGATGGGCTCCCCTGCGGGCGGAGTAATCAACTGCATGGGCATGTGATTGCTCCACCCTCAGGCTCAGACCACCTGCGCGACCGCAGCCTGGTTGCTGGCGTCCCCCGGCGCAAAGCGGGGGTTAAAGCCCAGCAATTGCGCCGCCGTGAGGCTGGCCGCAACAGCCACCGTCAGCGACAGACGCACAAAGGCGTAGCCGTTGGTGATGTCCAGATCGTCGGGGCGCAGGTTGATCAGGGCCTGCTTGTTGTCACCTGCGGCCTTGACGATCTGGGTGATGGCTTTGCCCGTAACGTCCTTGGCACCCGTGCCAGAGGCGTCAGTGGCCTGCTGCAGCTTTGCGTCCAGTGTGGCACCCGTGCCCAGGACGCCGCTTTGCACAAGCGCCAGAAGACTGTGGTGGTTACCCGCCGAGATCCAGCCGGTGGTGACAGTGCCCACAGCCTGGCTGGCGGGATCGATGGTGGCCAGAACCGAGAACAGTTCGCTGCCTTTTGCGTTGGGAAACATCAGAGTTCTCCTTCAAAGTGCGGGGACGATCAACGTGCGCCCAGTTGGACAAAGGGCGACATGGTCGTGCTGCCCTTGGCGGGGGAGATCGGCGCAGCGATCTTGGATTGGCCGTCCATGCGGAACGTGGTGCGGAAAGCCGTGAGGTCCGCATCGAAGTACAAGTGCATGGAGGTTGCCGTTTGCATGCCACCGGCTTTGGTGATGGTCTGGTAGTACGACAGATCGGCCAGCAGCACGTCACCCGCAGAAGAGAAGGTGTTGGCGTGTTGCGAGACGAAGACAGGGCGGCCAAGCAGCATGCCGTAGGGCGAGACCTGGATGCCACCCGGGTTCATGCCCGTGGGCAGGTAGATCGGGTAGTTGCCCAGCGTCAGCGTGAAGAGCGCTGGCAGCACGTCGTTGTTGACGATCCACACGGCCTTGCCAAACGAGCCCGGCGGCAGGCGCGAGATCATCTTGGCCAAGTTCTGCGCCAACAGGGTCTGCGTGGTCTGTCCCGATTCCTTGGCCACTGTCACCGTGGTGGCGTTGGTCATGCAACCCACCGGCAGGCCCGTGCCCGAGCCGAACAGAATCGACTCGTTGGTCTTCCAGCGAATGGAGGTAGCGATCTTGTCGGGCAGGTAGGTGGAGAGCGCATTGGTGTCATCCAGCAGCTCATCGGTCACCGGCACCAGGGCCATGAGCTTTTTGAGGCGCAGAGTCGACAGACCCAGGACAGGCTTGGTACCCACGGCCGATGCGGCTTCGCCTTGCCAGTAGGCTCGGATGCCGTTGGTGCCCCAGGGCGTGGTCTCGTCCTTGGGGAAGGCCATGGTGTTGCCCGTGATCTCGACGTTGTCGGTCATCGGCAGCAGGGAATCCTCGCCCAGCGAGAGCTGGAAAATTTCCTGTGCGAATTGCGGGGGCACGAGGAAACCGCCATCTTGCGCCGCGCCTTCACTGCCAAACGAGGCAGGGGCCACGGCACCGCGATTCATGCCAATCAGCAGGCGGTCATCGATCGAGGAACCAGGGTTTTGAGCATGACGGACAGTTTTAAGGAACTCGCCAACGCTTTTGAAGCCATGCTTGGGATCCGATTCGGCGTTGCTCACCACCGTGATCACCGAGCCATTGGGCAGTTGGGCTGCGTGGCCCATCTGCGCTTCCTCGGCAATCAAGGCCGCTTCACGGTCGATCGCGGCCGAGGTGGCTTCGATCCTGGCTTTGAGGGCTTCAAAAGCACTGACCTCTTCTTCGTTCATGTCGCGCTGCTCGGCGGCAGCGATATCGGTCAGGGCGCGTGCGTCCTTGACCAGGGTGGCTTTGCGGGCTTGCAGCTCGCGCAGTTGCTTGCTCATGGGATTAACTCCAGAAATGAAAAAACCGCCTGGTCGAGATGACTCAAGGCGGCGACAGGGATGACGACCAACGGGTCGCAGGAAGGCGCAACCCTCAACGGAGGGCTGCTAAATGAAATGGATCAGATCAGCGCAAGAGCGTCACGGGCCTGTTTCAGGTGGGACTGACTGCGTGGCTTGGTGCTTCGCACGCTGGCCTGCATCTTGGCCAGCACATCGTCAAAGGTGGCAATGCCGTCGACCATTCCAGCGGCCAGTGCGGCGTCTGCCCCAAGCACACGACCTTCGCCCATGCCCGAGCGCACTTCGCTTGCCGAGACACCACGGCCTTGGGCCACGGCTTCGATGAAGGCGTTGTAGTAGTCATCCACACGGGACTGCATGAAAGCCTGAGCCTGTTTATCGAGCGGAACATACGGGTTGCCCTCGACCTTGAACTTGCCCGCCGAGATCAAGGTGGGCTTGACCCCTTCCTCTTCCAACGCCTTCGAGTAATCAAAGTGGGCCTGCCACACACCGATCGAGCCCACCTCGCCACCCGGGGTGACATAGAACTCGCTGGCCGAGCAGCCGATCCAGTAAGCGGCCGAGGCCGCCAGGCTGTTCGCCACGGCAATGACAGGCTTTTGGGCTCGGGCCTTGACGATTTCGCTGGCCAATTCGGAGACGCCATAGACGCTGCCCCCGGGACTGTCGATGTCGATCAGGATCTGGCCCACCGTGTCGTCGGCCAGCATCTGGCGCAGGACTGATGTGAACTGCTGGGTGCTGGTGCTGCCCGGCCCGGAGATGTCGTCGACCATGTTGCCGCGCTGCGTCACCACCCCGTACAGGGGCAGCACCGCGATACCGGTGCCCGTGCTGGCGGCTGCCATTTGCTTGCGGGTGTCACGCAGCACGCGGTCGGTGTTGACCTGAAACAGGGTCTCGTCGCTTGGCGGCTCGCCCGCAGACCAGCGTGTCAGGATGCCGGACATAGCCTGCAAACGCTCGGGCATCAGCGCCCAGGGGGTGGTCAGGAATTCTGAAAGCAGAAGTTGTTTGTTCATGTGTTCATTCCAAGTTGAATCAGAGAAGCGGCCAGTGCGGCCTCCTCAAAGGGCTGTGTTTGCAGCTGCGCCCAGGCGCTGACCTTGCTCACCTCAAGTCCAAAGGCCTGGGCAATCAGGTCGGTTTCGTTGGCTCCCAGGGAACCCTTCTTGGCGATGCGCCGGGCTAGCCGGGCTGAGTTGGACTGCACCAGCTTGCGAAAGCGCAAGCTCGATTCCTGATCGGCGGGGTCCGTTTCGTCCTCGGTAGGCGCCGGATCGGAGGATTCGGTCTCCTGCTCAGCCTCTTCGGCATCCTCTTCCTCCACCATGTTCAGTGGGCGAAGGGGTTGGTCCAGGCCTTGCAGCGGGTTGAGGTTTTCTGCAATGCGTGCCTCGTTGCGGGTGAGCCAGCCGTTCTGGATGCCGCTTTGGTAGTAGGCCGAGCGGCTGGCTGCATCGCCGCGCATCAGGTTGGCAAAGTCGAACTCGACTTCCAGCTGATCGCCATCGAGCATCAGATCGGATTCGATCGAGGCCTCCCAGCGTTCGGCCCAGGGCGTCATGGTGTGCATGACAAATTCCAGACTCTGCTGCTCGATGTTCGAGAACGTCGCGCGATCTAAATCGGCAATCATGTGTGGTGGCACACGGAACATTCGAGCGATATCTGTTATCTGGAACTTGCGCAGCTCCAGGAACTGGGCGTCCTTGTTCGTGACCCCCACCTCATGGAACTTCATGCCGTTTTCCAGCACCAGGACTTTGCCCCGGTTGGAGCCGGACTGCGCCGCCTGGTAAGAATCCCTGAACACCCGCTTGGCCTCAGGGTCCTTGAAGGTGCCGGGAAATTCGATCCAGCCGCCCGTGGGTTTGGCGTCGTTCGTGAAGAACCTCGCCCCGTAGTCCTGAGCGGCCAGGGCCATGCCCAGACTCTCGCGGGCCAACTCGATGGGGCTCATGCCCATCAGACCGTCCGAGGACAGGCCGCGCAGGTGCCAGATCTGCCCGCGTGGGAATACGGTTTCATCCCCGTTTTGCATCCGAACCCGGTACCGAAAGTCCCCGCTGTCCATCACCTCCACGCGCACCCGGTCGGGGTGAATCGGCATGAGCTCGGTGATTTCTCCCTTGGGGTTGGCGATGATCTGGCAGAAAGCATTGCCCCTCAGGGCCAGGTGTCCCTGAAGCATCTCGCGCCACTCAAAGGGGTTCTGGAACCGGTTGGGCTTGCGGGCAAGGAGGCCGTAGAGCCAGTGATCGGTCACCCGATCCTTGCCTCCGTCTTTGCGCTGGCGGTACACCACCACCGGAAGAGACGCCATGGTCTCCGACAGGATGCGCACACAGGCATATACCGCTGCGAGCCGCAACGCCCCGTCAGGCGAGACGCGCATGCCTGAGGCGCTGCGCACCGACACCGGCTCAAAGAAGAAGTCTCCCCAAGGGGATCGGTCACTGCTCGAAGCTCTGAATCGATCGATGAATGTGAAAAGTCCCATTGCCTCAGAGCACCATCAACTCATAGTCGGATCCGAGCACCACCGAGTCCCCCGGTTTGATCGCCCTTGAGAGGGCCATGATCAGTGCCACGATGCCGTCTATCTTGTTTTCTGCTCGCTCCTTGCGTGGATAGATGTTGTCTTTGACGTCCAGGTGCGCCACCACGTTGCTGGCCATCCAGGCCAGTACCGGGTCGCCGTCATGGACGAGCTTCTTTTGCAAGACCAGGGCTTCAAGCGTCTTCATCGGTTCGCTGAAGTTCAGCACCGTGGGGCGCACCTCGATCATGGGCAGGCCCTCGGCCAGCATCCGGGTCGAGAGCTGCGTGGCCTGAAACGGGTCGAAGGCCACCGCCTGAATCTCATAACGGGTGGCCATGTCCAGCAAGTCCGACTCGATCCAGCCGAAGTCGATCACGTTGCCCGGAGTAACGATGAGCCGCCCCGAATGCATCCAGCCGCCGTACTGGCTATTGCCTGCGCCGTTGACCGTGTCCTCGGGCAGGTAGTACTTGCCAAAGGTCACGTAGGCGTCCGAAATCTCCGGATGCCGAAACACCGCTACCAGGGCGGCAATGTCCGTCTTGCTGGCCAGGTCCAGGCCAATCCAGCAGGGCTGACCTTCGAATTGATCAATGAACATGCCGTTCTCGGTACAGGCGTCCCAGGAGCGCATGTCCATCCAGGCTGTGTCGGCGTTCACCCATTCATTGAGGTGCTTGGTCTTGAAGTTGTTGACGGCGCTGGGCAGCTGCATCGCCTTGGCCTGCAGCGGCCCGAGCACCTCGGACCTCACCGAGATGCCCCAGTTGGGGTTGGCCTTGATGAGCGACTCTTCGGTTGTCCAGTCATCCCCATCGTCCAGGCCATAGATGATCCCGAACTGGGTGTCATCCTCGAACACGCCATCGAGCAGCTTGGTCACAAAAGACCGAACCTCGTAGCAGATGCCTGCGCGGTTGCTACCCGCCGTGGTGATCACCCACAAGAGCGAGTTGTCCCGTTTGCCGGTTCCGGTCTCTACCACGTCATAGACCGTGCGAGTCTTGTGGGCGTGGAGTTCATCCACGCAGCCAAAGTGAATGTTCAGACCGTCCAGCGTGGAGCCCTCGGCCGAGAGCGCCTCAAACTTGGAGCCCGTGGCCATCACGTTCATGTTGTGCGCCCCGACATTCACCGAGAACCGGTTGCGAAACCCCGGGCTGCGGCGTGCCATGGTCTGCGCATCCCCGAACACAATGCGGGCCTGGTCACGGGTGGTCGCCAGCGAATAGACCTCAGCACCACCTTCACCATCGGCTGCCAGCATGTACAGGCCCACCGCAGACGACAGAGTGGACTTGGCATTGCCTCGTGGCACCTCGATGTAGGAGCGGCGAAAGCGCCGCGTGCCATCGGCCTTGACCCAGCCGAACACCGTCGAGAGGATGAACACCTGCCACGGCTCCAGCGTGATGGGCTCTCCGGCAAGCGGGCCCTTGACGTGCGGCAGTCGCTCAATGAATGCGCACAGGTTGTCCGCCGGGTAGTAGGTCTTGCCGCTCTTGCTGGTGAGCTTGGGATTGAAACGGTAGGGGCTGGCCTTGCCCTTGTACTTTTTCAGATCACTGAGTTGCCTTTGGCAGGCGGCCTTCACCCACTTGCACGCCAGGATCTCTCCGGCCACGACTTTCTCTGCGTACATCTTGGCAATGTCCGCATAACTGCCTTGAGCCATTGAACTTATCCCGCAATATCGGCCCAGGGGTCATCATTTGTCCCAGGCTCTTGTGCAACATGGACCCTTGAGCGTGACGCGGGCGTGAACCCCATCTCAGCTTCGTAGCCCTTCATCTCCTGGGCTAGGTCCCGAATGACGTCCATCAGAGGCGAACGGCGCAAGATGCCGCTGGGGGTCTTGATGATCATCCCCGCCACCCCCGAACGATTGATCTTGGCCAGCGCCTCCCGGTACAGCCCGGCGCAATTAGCCCAGCGCTCGAGCACGGCCGCATCCAGCGAAGACAGCAGCCCCGGCGGAGCGTTCTCTACCGCGTAGGTCCACGCTTCCTTGGCGATGTCGGACATGTATTCCGGCGGATCGCCCAGCTTTCCCATTGGGCGGGGCTCGTTGGGGTTGGTGCGGCACTTTTGCAGCGTCCCCTTGATCTTCTTGACTGCAACGGGAAGGGGTTTACGACCGGCCATGTGGACTAAAAAAAAGAATTTCAATTTGCACGCGCAAAAAATTGCGCAAGCGCACGCATCTGTGGCGCCAGCCTGTAGAGATTCACCCCCCCTACCCCCTCAGGAGGGGGGCTGGTTGCGCAAGGATGCCGTCTCTGAGGCGGTCTTGGCGTTGTGACAGGGCACGCACAGGCTTTGCAGGTTTGAGCGATCAAAGCGCTCACCGCCTTGCTTGACCGGAACGATGTGATCGACCACGTTGGCGGGCTGGAGCACACCCTTGGCCTGGCACCTGCAGCAAAGCGGGTTATCCCGTAGCACCGCTGCACGCGTGTTACGCCACCTGGTCGACTGATAGAAGCCCAACTCGGTGTCGAACCCACGCCGCGCACGCCCGTACTCACGGTGCACTTGGGGCTGGTGATTGGCGCAGTAACCGGGCACGTTCAGCACCTGCGCACAGCCCGGATATCTGCATGGAGTAGGCGCACTTCTCGGCATCTCAATCGGCTTTCAAGGAATAAGCGACAGCTTGAAAAATTGACTTGGCTTCCTCTTGAATCAGAGCGTCAATGCTCTACATCGCAACAAACAAAGGAGAGTGCAGTGATTACCGAAACAACCACCTTCACCGTCGACGAGCTTGGATTCATCCAGCTTGCCTTGAACAAGGTTCTGGTCGCCGTCGCCAACGGCGAGCTCGACCTCAACAACCTGGCCCGCAAGGAACTCGCTAACCGAGGCCTGGACAAGCAAGGCCAGTGGGTTGGCTTTGACAAAGCCAATCAGATCCACAACGCATGAGGACCCAAACCATGAAACAACCCGACAAACAAAAGGTCATCGAGAAGATCGCGCTCGACCATCTATTCATCGAAACGCTCGAAACCCAGCACCGTGATCGGCTGGACTTTCACGACGTCTCGGTCTGGGCGATCAAGAGCGCGCTTGAAGCCGCCTACGCCGCAGGGATCGCAGCAACACAAAACACATCAACAACATCGAAAGGAAAGAAATGAAACTCACGGACACCCAGCGAAGCCTGCTCGAAGCAGCAGCCAAACATCCTCAACAAATGTTGACCGACTTTCCGGCCAATCTAAAAGGTGGCGCACTCATCAAGGTCCTCACCGCCCTGGGCAACGCAGGACTGGTCGCCCGATACGCCAATGCACCCGAAGGCAGCATGCAGCTGGTGATCACACTGGAAGGCCTGACAGCGATCGGCAGCACGCCAGGGCACACCCCCAAGCAACGCGAGGGCACCAAACAGGCCACCCTGATCGAGTTGCTCAAACGCCCTGAGGGCGTGAGCCTGGCCGAAATGGTTCAGGCCACCGGCTGGCAGCAACACACCGTGCGAGGCGCCATAGCCGGAGCATTGAAGAAGAAACTGGGCTTGACCATCGTGTCAGACAAGACCGATGGTCAGGAACGCAAGTACCGCATCACCACTACAACCGTTTGAGGACCTCATGAACCCCATCAGCATCACCATTGAATCCAAGCCCACAACCATCAACTTCGACGGCCGCGAAATGCAGGTGCAAAAGCTCAGCATCCCGCTGCCCTTTGGCCGCAAGCCTACAGACATCTCCGACATTGCTGCCAGCGGCGTCGAGGCGGTCTATGTGACGGAGATCCGGGAGATGGACCCCGAAGAATTCGATGGCTTCAAATTGAACTTGGGAAAGTCTCGCGACTGGCTCAAAGGCAAGGGAGGCGATTACTGGGATGGCCGGTTGTGTGTGATGGTGCACGCACCCGGGCGACCCTACTTGTTCATCGATCCATCCGGAGGAGACAGCGTTCGCTATCTCGCGCGTCTGGGCTGATCAGTCGCGAAGAAGCAACTGATCAGAAAGATTAGATGAACCGCTTTACTTCTGATCGAAGTAGAGCGTTCATAGAGCCATCGCAACAAGGAGAACCAAATGGCAGCCATCAACACCACCACGCAAATCGAAAACAACTACGACCGATTCATCACCGAGCTGACCGCCCTGACCCGCAAATACGGGGTGGCCATCCAGTCGGTGGGCGGCGTGTACCTGGCAGATGAGCGGGGCGAGTTTGACAAGGTCACTTACAACGCCGACATCACCAGCGGCGACCTGTATCCGAATTTCCCGGGAAACTGAGTTCAGGCACCTTGCACCGCAGGGGCCTCTTGAACCGGTGCATCAATAGCAATGGTGGTCAGCTCGACGAACTTCACGCCATCGCCCTCACGCACCGCCTGCTGGCCGGTGTATTCCTCCCATCGTTTGACGATCACATCCGCGAACTTGGGGTCCAGCTCGATGAGGCGGGCCTGTCGTCCGGTCTTCTCGCAAGCGATCAGAGTGGTACCCGAGCCACCAAAGAGGTCTAGAACGATGTCTCGGCTCTTGGATGAATTCTTGATGGCTCGCTCGACCAGCTCAACCGGTTTCATGGTCGGGTGCAGGTCATTGACCCGAGGCTTGTTGTAATTCCAGATATCCGACTGATCGCGGTCACCACACCAGAAGTGATCAACGCCTTGTTTCCATCCGTACAGGATGGGTTCGTACTGACGTTGATAGTCCGATCGGCCAAGGGTGAAAGTGTTCTTGGCCCAGATGATGAAAGTAGACCATTTGCCGCCTGCATCAATCCATGCTTTTTGTAGCGTGTGCAGTTCTGAGGAGCTCATGCAGACGTAGCAGGCTCCTTTGGTCACCACCAGCAAGTTAAGGCAGGCGTCGTACAGAAATTGGTAGAAGCCGTCGCCCAAGGCGTCGTTGAGGATACGTCGATCTTTGCCCCGCATCTTGTCCTTGGCGCTGTTGCCATAGTCCACGTTGTAGGGCGGATCGGTGAATGCCATGTCCGCGAGTTGCCCACCCATGAGGCGTTCTACATCTGACAAGACCGTTGAGTCGCCACACAGGAGGCGGTGGTTGCCGAGAATCCACAAGTCCCCAGTTCTGGATACGGGATCTACTGGTGCTTCTGGGATTGCATCATCTTCGGTCAAACCACCGCCTACTTGATCACCATTTAGCAGGCGCTGAATCTCATCGTCCCCAAAGCCGAGCAAGTCGAGATCAAAATCCACGCCTTGAAGCTCTTGCAATTCGAGCTTGAGTAACTCTTCATCCCAACCCGAGTTCAACGCGATTCGGTTGTCGGCCAGGATGTAGGCCTTCTTTTGTTCAGGGCTCAGATGGCCCAGCTCAATGACGGGCACCTCTGTTAATTCAAGTTTTCTGGCAGCAGCCAAACGGCCGTGGCCAGCGATCACGCCCTTGTCGCCGTCAGTCAAGATTGGATTGGTCCAACCGAACTCACGAATGCTGGCAGCGATCTGGGCGATTTGTTCTTCACTGTGGGTGCGGGCGTTTCGCGCATACGGGATGAGCGAATCGACCGGGACCATTTGGATCTCGGGTTTCATGAGCAAATCAGGGGAGTAGTGCTGCCCTTGATCGCAATGAATGCGCCAACAGGAAGCAGAAATGAAAAGTGGAAAGGAATGTCTTGCACTCCTTTCCACACCGTAGCTGAAAATGTACGCTCAAATGGGATGATTTGTTGCAAGGGCTAAATTCGCTCACTCACCACCTCTCGCCCGCACTACATATCAACCTCTCCAATTCCCTCTAATTTCCTCTGTGAAATGCCCAAAGCGTTGAGTTGATCTGCCACCGTCTGCAACGCTCGTTGCCAACGTCGCCAAGCAGTGGTCCTGTCACACGCAAATCGACGACCGATCTGATGCCAGCCATATCTCTTGGCACGCATCCAGACCAAATGCCTCTGATCTATCTCAAGCCATTGGACCCACTTCATGGTCTCCAGCATTCTTTCAATTGCCTCAGGGCTTGGGCTCATTGGCCTGTACACCCGCTCGGTATCTGGGTAACGAGAGGGTGTTTGCATGGCCAGTGACATCCATGGATTGTTGTAACCCTGAACGCGGACGGGTGGAAGTCGGTAGGCCGTATGAGCGGCGTCAAGAAACCGGGCTTCCACATCATCCATGTCCCATATAGGTTTTCTATCCATGCTTACCTCCTGAACCATAGAGGCGCTCGCCAATACGACGAATGAACTCCCGCTCAAGGAAGTCCAGCCGTTCGTCTTGATCTGAGACAACCAGGATGTGTTGCTCACGCCAACCTGAACGCTTGACAGCATCCAGATCTTTCACGACAGGCTGCACTTTGCCAAGAGCGCAGCGATACGGTTGTGCTGGGACTTTCATCTCACGCCTCCTGTGTCGTCTGACGATCGCGTGCCAGATAGGCCAATGCAATTGCGTCTGCTTCGTTGTCGTCTGCAGGTTGGTGACCGCGTGCTTGAACGCTTGCGATCATTTCTTCCTTACCTGCATTGCCCTTGCCGGTTGCATGCTTCTTGATCGTGCCGACCGGTATGCCTTCGTAGGGGATCTGATGGTGCTCACACCAGGCTGTCAGTTGGCCCATGAAGCCACCGTATGCATGGGCGGCATCCACACCCACATGCCTGCGTACTTCTTCAAACACGACCAGGTCAACGCCTGTGGTGCATTGCTTCACGTCCGTGAGCCAGCGTTTGAATTTGAGGAATCGCATGCCACCACCTTCGAAGCGTTGGGGCTTAAAGGATTGACTTCCACTTGTGATCTGACCGTCTGCACCCATCAAGGCCCATCCAGTCGTTGTGCCCAAGTCCAAGGCAAGAATCGTCATGTTCATTTCGTCTCCAGAATTTGATCGGGTGACGGGTTGGACAGGTTTCACGGTTACTCCTCTATCGTGTGTGTGCGCGCACGCGTGAGGGGTTAATCAGTAAGACTGTCAAATCCGTCACCATGGTTTGGTTCAATCGTCTCGATACGGGTAGCCGCCACCGGTATGAGGCTTAGGTCGTAGACTGATGCCCGCGATTGCGCGTGCACCGCCATGCAGTCGGCATTTCTCGAACTTGCGGGTCGACATCAGCTCTGAGAACCGCTTGATCGAGCCCACGTACTCGCCAGCACGCTCAGCCCATTCGCGCCAATCAGTGAACAGATTCGATACGCCTTCGCGATGGGTCTTGCTCAAAATGCAGCGCTCCTCGATCCATTGGCCCAAGGCGTCTTCCGCCTCGAAATACTCCTCAGTTGCCGAGACCACGCACTCGGGTGGACGCAGGCCATCGCGTTGCCATGCGAGACACCCTTCGACCGCCCAGGCCAAAATACCGTTACGCTCCGCGTACAGTTTCTCGGTCAGCTTGCCGTCACGCCTCTCTGGCGGGATCGTCACCGTGAAGGGGATCAAGTGCAGTCGCCGCTTCATCGCCTCATCCACGTTGCGAATCGATGGCTTGTGGTTACCTGCGATCAACAGCTTGAACTGCGGGATGTACTCGAAGAAGTCCTGTCGCATGAAGCGAGCAGACACCTTGTCACCACCCGTGATGGCCTTGACCTTGGATTCATTCCAGCGCCTGCCTTGCTCGGTTTCCACTGACGCTACAAAGCGTGCGCCGCGCAATCCGGCCAAATCAGTGGGGTGTCGATCACCTCGGGCATCCATGAAGGTGTCCATGGGTGCGCTCGTGGCGTAGTCGCCCAAGATGCTGGCCAAGGTATTCACGAACACCGACTTGCCGTTCGCGCCGGTCCCGTACAGGAAGAACAATGCATGGGCACTGGTTGCACCGGTCAGGCAGTAGCCCGCCATGCGCTGCAAGTACTCCTGCAAAAGCAGGTCGCCGCCGGTCACGTCGTTCAAGAACGCCTTCCACTGGGGACAGTCACCCTTTGGGGTGGCCGTCGCAATTTTGGTCATGCGGTCCGCACGGTCATGCGGACGCGTGACGCCCACCTTGAGGTTCACTACGCCACCAGGAGTGTTGAGCAAGAACAGGTCTGCGTCCCACTCCTCAGTGGTGGATGCATGACGGCGATCCGACCTCGCCATGCGATCGACACCCCCCACGGTGCTGCTGGCGAGTAACTTGGCTGCCAGGCGATGCGAGTCCACCTTGAGTGCGGCCTCACGGCAGATGGCGCGAATGAGGTGATGGGACATCAAGGTCTCATCGGGTTGCCAGCGGCAACCGGTCCACACCAGCCACTTGCCCCAGGCCGCGCAATAGCGCCACTCGTCGGCATAGCGAGATGTGAACGCCAACGTCAATGCATCGTCGGTTGCCCACACCGTGGCGTCCTGAGACGTCATGGCCTTGGTGGTCTTCACGCACATACGCGGCCCAGAGGCAATGAACGTGGTCACATCAAAGCCCTCGACCAATGCATCGGCAGCGTCCCAGCCATCAGCCTTGTCATCGGGCGGCAAGAGCACATCGCAGGAATGCGCGCCCGCATCCAGGACAGCTTGCGCCGCCGCCATGGCGTACTCCCAGCCTGGCTTGTCTCGGTCGGGCCAGATCAAAACGGCCTTGCCTGTGAGTGGTGACCAGTCGGTTTTGTCCACAGGGGCATTGGCGCCGTGCATGGCAGTCGTGGATGTGATTCCAGCAGCGATCAATGCCTGGGCACACTTCTCACCCTCAACCAAGATCACCCGCTCGGCACTGACCATCCCCGGTTGGTTGAACAGGGGGCGAGGATCGGGTGGAGCCATCTTGCGACGCTTGGCGTCCCATGGTCGGAACTCCTTCTTGCCCCCAGGCGGGTCATAGCGATAGACCACGGCGATCAGATGACCGGCGGGGTCAAAGTAATCCCACTTGGCCGTGGCTGGTCCCAACTCGTCGACCGGAGCTTCTTTCTTGGCTTTACGGGATTGGGTAGGTGCGGCTTGGCCAACCAGATCTGCCGCGTAGTCCAACACCCGGGGGAAGTCGGATTGAACGTCTGCACCAAGGTAAGCAGCAATCAAACCAAAGACATCTCCGCCGTCGCCCGTGGCGCGATCGGTCCACAGCCCAGCCTTCTCCCCATCAAGGACGACCTCCAGACTGTCGCCGGGACTGCCCAAGACGTCGCCCATCAGGAACTTGCCACGGCGCCTTTTGCCAGCGGGAAACAGAGTGCTCAGCACCGATTCCAGGCGATCGATCAGCGACGCACGCAACTGCTCTCGAGTAGCGTCTGTGTCTTTGTGTGCAGTTGAGTCGTTGTCATTGAAATCAAGCATCCGACGACTCTCCTTTCGCCTCTGCTTCTGCTTTCGCTTGCATCCAAGCCATCAACTCACTGACCTTGAAGCGGACCATCTTGCCGACGCGGTAATGCGGCAGGCCAAGACGCTGGCGCTCTTTAGGATGGGTGAGCAGGTAGATGGGGACTTTCAGGCAGTACGCTGCCTCGCGTGCATCGACCAGTCTTTCGGTGAGGATTTGATTAGCGTCCGTCATTACTTTGTCTCCAGCACCGGTCCTGCCATGCGCACATCCGGCATTCAAAATGAGTGGGGTCTTGATAGGCGCGAACGAGAAGTTCGCCCGCCTCGGTTGCGGAGATCACCTTGAGCGCACGGTCAGACATGCGCTGCGCAAGCGCCGCATCAAAAGGCACCAGCTCGGTGTAGATCTCCATGGTGTCGGCGTTCACCGCCGTGAAAACCGCTGGGTTTTCATGCAGCTCGAGATAGGCTTGGTAAAGCACCACCTGAGCGTGATAGATCGGCTTGGAGATGGCCAGCTTGTTTTTTTCGAGGTCACGCCACGACTTGGAACCGAGGCACTTGTTCTCCCACAAAGCGGGGTACTTGAAGCCATCGGGACCGCCGACGATCACGCCATCAATGTGTCCGGCTAAGCGGCCATCGAGCGCAGCAAAGCCAAACTGCTCACCATTGGCTTTGGTCGTGCGCAGGTCAAACCCTGCATCACGCAGCCACTGGATCATGCTGTCCTCAGAGCGATGGCCACGCTCAAAGATGCGCAGCAAGCGACCAGGATGCTCACGCCCAGGATCCACGGGAGCCTTGGCGAACTCGTACTGCAAGGCACGCTCACACGAGACTCCCAAGCGTGAGGCGCCGAGGTAACTTCTCGGGCGTTGCTTGGCATGCTCACGCTGCATCCCGGCATCAATCAGCGCGCTGACCTGTCCAGCGATGCTGGAGGAGGAGTTGAAATCCATCATTTCTTGTCTCCCTCCACCACCCAGGGCAAGTCATCCTCCAGATCCGCGAACGGATGGGCCAGAGGATCAGGCGTTGGTGGCAGTCCACGCACTGGCGGGAATTTCGTCTGCTCGTGATGCGCCAGCATGGCGTCGGTCCAGCATGTCACGATGGCATCAATGACGCGCAGGGCTTCCGCTTCTGAATACTCGCCCAGAGGTTTGTTGAATCCAATCTCGCCAGCCGACTCTCCGAATGCTTTGAGGCATTTCTTCATTGAAGCCAGTTCAATGTCAGAGGGATCGATCATGGGTACCTCCTTGAGATCGACCCGCCCATCGAGCGCGCGCTGCCAGTTCCCGTACATCGCATGGAACGTGTCCTGACATTTTTTCGAGCAGAAAACCCAGTCGATTGGGTAGCGCCGGGGATTGCCCACACCGTGACGGTTGTCGGTGTGGCCGAAACCCCGGGCCTGTCTGTTGCAGACCCAGCATTTCATTACGCCCCCTTACTGAGCCCAGCTCGGTTTGCCCGAGACAGGTGCACGTTGCGCCTGAGCGGGAGCGCTGCTGGCAGGAGGTGCTTGGTAGCTTGCGGCAGGACGTGGCGCAGCCGATGTCGCCCCACGGGGGTAATCCGTCTGATCCGGCTCCACCGCCATCTTCACGACGTTGCGCATCTCACCGCGACCATCCTTTTCCACATCGATGCGCGCCACGAACTCAATGCCATCGAGCTCATTGAAGCCTTGGATGCGACGCGCGGCAGCGGCCTGCGGGGAGTTGTCCTGCGGTTGGATGTTGCGCGAGGAGTTGAGCACCGCACGGATGAAGGTGCGACCCATGTTTCCCCAAGCGGGACCCTTTGAGCTGTGCAGACCTACGTTCGACCACATCTTGCGACGGGCATATTCACCATCCAGGATCACGAACTCACAGGCCAAGAAGATGCTGCCCGTCTCAAAGCTCTGAGTTGCATAGCCACCCGTCCAGCCTTGTGCTGCATCGTCATGACCACCGGGCTTGATCGTCATGCGCACCGGTGCCACCGTGCCCTTGGGGATCAGGTCAAAAGATTGTTGTTGTTCAGCGTCGTTGAAATCGTTCCAGGCGGACATGGTTTACTCCTTGATGTTTTGGGGTTGGGTTGCGGCTGCGCACTTTTCGATGAGTGCAAGCAGGTTTGGGGGTTCGAGCATTTCGAGCTGGCCCGAACGGTCTTTGGCTGGGAAGCCATAGGGGTTGAGCGTGTGGGTCACGAAGGCGCGATACGGCTCACCGTCATCGCTCTTGATCTCTGCGAGCGTCACGACCTCATCGACGATGCCGGGCAGTTCGGCTGCCGTCTTGGAGCCTTCGATCTGCGGGACGAACACCTTGCGGTTGAAGTCATCCAGGCGCTCGTCCAAGATGGCCACGAACACGACGTGCTTGCCGCGTGCGTGTTGCAGGTGCATGAGCGCACCCAACATTTCCGAGCCCAGCAAGCCATAAGCACCACGGGTGTCAGGTTTGCCTGTGCGGTCGGAAACAGCCTGGGGTTGTGTCTTTGCCCAGATCAATGCCAGTCGCGCCAGCACAGTTATGCTGTCCACGAAGTAGCAGTCGTACTTGGCCAACTGAGCGGGGTCTCCATACTGCTCACAGACATGCGCGTAGTGCGCCTGCGAATACGGAGCCTCAGGTGGCAGCGCAGGGTTGGGACCAGCCAAGAACACAACCAGGTCACGGAATTCAGGCCAGGTGGTTGGGCGCACGCAGTCACCGCGCCAGTCTTTGACAGCCAGGTCCCCGGCCTCGAGGTCGACGAACAAGGTCTTGTCTTCAGGCAGGGTCTTGAGTTGGGTGGTTTTGCCGATGCCGCTCTTGCCGAGCAGAACCAACTTCACCCCTTTTTTCTCGCGCAGGCGCTGATCAGCGGTAATGATTGGAAGTCCCATCACGCCACCTCACGCAGTTCTTGAGCGACGCTCGGATTCCAGAGGATCTGGTAACCGCTGTGACCATTGCGCGAGTACGGCAGAGCTTCCGCCCATGCCTCACCCGGTTCGGTCAGCTCCCACTCATCACGCTCGTTGCGCACCTGCAGACCCAGGTTGGCCAGGCGCAGGTTGGTGGTCTTGGCCGAGAGGCCGACCAGCTTGCCCAGTTGCGTGGCATTGAGAGAGCAGATCGGCTCGTTGGCTGCGGGCAGCGCGCGACGCAAGGTCTCGATGGCCAGGCCGGTGTTTTCATGAATGCAGGTCAGCGTCGCCGCCATGGCGATGCCCACCTTGACGCCCGGCACCTTTGCCACGGCTTCCCCAATCAGGAGCAGCGAAGTGACACGGTCCTGGGTAGGTGCAGGCAATGCGGCCATGGCGGACACGGCATAGGAGCCGGTCTTGCGGATGGCAGGCAAAACCTCGTGGGTAACCCAACGCTTGAAGCGTTTGGCTTCGGCCTTACGGCTTCCTAGCACCAAGGCATACAGCCCGGGCTCGTTCACCGTGGTCATTTCTTGAGTTCCACCAGGGGTGTGAATTGAATTCACACCCTTTTCGTCGTCGTCTAGACGCTCAAGTGCCTTGCGATCAAGGCTGATAGTCGACAGCACGTCGGCTGCCACGAACCATGGTTCGCCCTGTGCGTCGGTGACCACACGGACCTGGCTGCCCTCGAAATCAAATGCGACAAGTTGCTGTTTCATGATCAGACCTCCGATTCAGGGGATATGTGGAACGAGGGCTTGCCTGCCTCGACCGTGCGGGCATCGGCGAATTGCTGCTGCAATGAGGGGGGCCAGTTCGTGTACCGGGATTCAGGTACCGACAACTTGACGTCGAGGTAGCTCTCAACGGCTTCGCCAGAGGCGACGATGCGCTCGGCGATGGTCTTGAGTTTCTTCTGATCCCAGGAGACTTTCTTGGGCAGATCGAACTTCACGTGCAAGCCATCAGTTTTGACGTGCGCGGTTCCGAAATCACGCCCAGAGGCGTTGAGGCTCTCGCGACCTTGCGCACCGAAGCGTTGGTCCAGAGCACCATCCAGTTTTGTGCGAGCCGCTTTGAGCCAGGCAATGGCCTGATCCAAATTGGTATCGACCTCCACCAGTTGCTGCGCAGGCAGGGTGGCCAGCTGGGAAACAGACATCTCAGCAATGTCGGCAGGGAAAATGGACAAGTCGTTCATCTCTGTACTCCCTTCAGGCCGTCGCGCGCTCGGAAGTCGAAACGTGCAGAGCGTTCTTCTCGAAATCCAAAATCATCTCGAGCGCATAACTCACGCGCTTGGACAATTTCAGATACTTGGGGCCACGACCTTCGCAGCGCCAGCGCTGAAGTGTTTTGGGGCTGATGCCCCAGCGCTGGGCCAGTTCGTTCTCGTTGAGCACCCGGCGATCTCCGGGTGACAGGTTGTTGATCGCCTCTAGGGTCGATCGGGTAAGTGAGGTTGCCGTTGCTGGCATGAAGTACTCCTTTGACGTTGTTGAGGAACAGGTGTCATTGGAGATTTCGGGTGGCGAACATACGAGGGACCGATTGGCGAACCACACGGAAACTTCTGGTTCGCCAATGCCCCGGCACAAATGAAAACGGCGAGCACTTGGCTCGCCGCTGGTTAAGTTGCCTGATGTTCAGGCACAAAGTTGATGTTGTCTTGATGTCCTTTGTCGGACGCTGTTACGTGAATGTCTCAGTCCGACCCAAAGCCGTCACTGGTCTTTGGGTTTGGAATGTCTGCTTTCATGCTGCAGGTCTTCGAGCAGTTCATTTTTTTCGGTGAACAGAGGAAATCAATTGAGCAATCGCCTCGAATTCCACCATGTGGGCAGATGTTGAGCGCGTGACTAACGCTATCGTTCGTTCAGGCGCCGGAG